GTTTGGCGGAAGCACCTTCAATGGTGCCACACGTGCCCGTATCCTCGCCCAGCCGGAGAAAGGATGGAAGTGGAGGATGCCGACGATGAGTCCGCCTGCGGCGACGGTTTGCGGGGCGAGCTTGCGAAAGCAGATGCAGACGCTGCTCCGTCGTGACCCAAGGGTTGTCGGTGTGGACGGTAAGACCGAGCCTAACCTGAACGCGTTTGTGTCCGGCCTTGAGCTTAGTATGGGAGACCACCTCAGATCTGCTGACCTTCGGGCGGCGACTGATCTCATATACCAAAGCTTTGGCCAGCGCACAATTCGTGAGGCATGTGGCGCGCTTGGCGGTTACACCGATGAGGAGACGGACGTGCTGTGCCAGTTGGCGGGTCCCATGCACATTGAGGCCGAAGGTGGTAGCGAAGCTACAACTAATGGCCGCGGTTTGCTTATGGGCCTCTCGCCTTCGTGGGTTACACTGTGTCTCGTCAACCTGTGGGCATATGACAGGGCCTACATGCCCAACGCTCCCGAAGAGGCGTGGCGCGAGACTAACGACCGAGTCCGCACGTGTGGCGACGACCTCTTTGCCATCAGTGATCGGGGGGTGGACGCCCGCTATGACCAGTACATCCGTCTGTCTGGGGCCGACATTAACACATCCAAAGATTTCTCCTCCAAAATTGGGGGCGTCTTCTTGGAGAAGATCTATAGTGTTCGTTGGACCACCGAGAGATGGACGGAGTATGATCTGCGCGGGCGCCCGATCCCGACCGAGGGCAGAGTGGGCCGTGTGCGCCATGAGGACACGGTGGTCTCCCTTGGGGCACTTCTGGGCGACATTCCGGTGAAAACTACCAGCCTTGGAGACGTGATAAGGTTCGTGGTTGCCCCGTTGAAGGGGAGTCGCTTGAAGAGCACCATCCAGCTCGCGATGCAATTCCATGCCGATGACATAAGTAAGTACCGGCGTGATACGGGAGGGCTTCCTATCCAGGGACCTTCGTGGCTTCCTGGGCTGCGGTTCCCCCATCCCCGAGGAGATGGGTACGCAGTCCACAGAATGCACAAGGTCCTTAGAGCGGCGACTGTTGCTGTAGCCCACAAGTCCTTGCCACGAGGGCATAGGGTTGGACATAAGTGGGTACATGCGCAAGAATTCGCTCGGAATATCGGGAAGCTCTCCCTCCACGGAATGTTCGCGGTCGGTGGAGAGACCTCTGCTGCAATTAGGGCTGTCTGCGGCGTCTTGGATGACGCCCCTGTTGGCATGTGGAAATATCAGACCAAGGACATGGTCGCCTGTGGTGAACAACCTGAACCGCTTAATGAGCGGCACCACAGGGACCTGCAGGCGTTGGCGTTGGACGACGGCCTGAATGTCGGAGAACTCACTTATACCTCCCTTGACAACGCTACCGCGAG